ATACACTTATGGCAGGTGCTAAAGTGAAGTTTGGAGTGGGTACTGAAAACACTGCAAAAGATTGGTTTTTACCAGCCAATGCAGCTACATTTGACCCTATCGCCGACTTTAGGAAAGTACAAGAAGAAGCTGTTAAGAAAGGCTTCCGTTATGCTTATGCTATTATGGATAGACCTACATTCTTCCAAATGGTAAAATCTACAAACGTAGTGAAATTTACAGCTTCCTTTGCTCAAAACGCACTTAACGTAGCACAAGAGCCTACTTTGGCACAACTTAATGAGACACTAAGAGCACACGGACTTCCTGAAGTGATAATTTGGGAAAGCTATGTAAGTGAAGAAGCTAAATCAGGAGTTAAAACCACTACCAGTGGTTGGGAATTGGGTAATATCCATTTTACAGATAACACTCAAATAGGTGAAACATATTACACCATAACGCCTGCATTTAGTCGCAAAGATGAATCTACTACTAAGGTAGTTTCTGATAGCTTTATTTTGGTAAGTGCTTGGGCGGAACAAGACCCTGAAAGGCTTTCAACAAAGGCAACAGCGTTCGCTACACCAGTACTTAACAATGTAAGTCGAAAGCTAATTTTGAAAACTAAATTAAGCTAACGATGACCGCACAAGCGTATATAGATGAAAAACTCAAACTCTGGAATGTAGAATACCCCACTACCCTACTCATTGCCGAAATGCAACGGGTAGGATTGGGGCTTTCTGATGAGTTCAACGAGGAGAACGAGAGAAAGACAAAGCTCTTTTTCTACAACCTTATTCCTGAACTCTTATTGCGCCCAGTGTCCTTTTCTGAAGGAGGATTATCCTTTTCTTATGACAAATCGGCTATTACTGCCTTTTACAATTTGCTTTGTAGGCAGCTCGGTAGGGTCAATTTGTTAGAGGAAAAAGCCACTGTAAGAGATATTACCAATATGTTTTAAAGATGAAAATATACCCTTATTTACTTAGAAAAAAAGTGTCCCAACAGCCAACTATTAATGAAGACGGCATACCTACCTACCCTACAGACCCTATAACATGGGAGGAAGTAGGCGCATGTCGTGATGAGATAGCAGGAGCTGGGCAAAAGATAAGTAAAACAGATGGGCAAATCTTTGACTGTACCGCTACCATCTACGCCCCAAAAGGGACGCCTACCATAACAGCAGGCACCACGGTTCAGGTAGTAGATACCGAGGGTAATATCCGCCTTGAGAAGCAGGTAATTCGTTTTTCCACTGATTATTTCCATTGCCGTATATTCGTATGATAACACCACAATTCACCCCCGCAGATATTGAGCGTATGATCCAAGAAAAGATAGTTAAATACGAAGAGAAAATTGTTCGTATCCTGCGCTTTGTAGGTGAAAAGTGTATCAATGAAGCACGTGAGTATGGTAGCTATCAGGATAGAACTGGTAACCTCCGTTCGTCCATTGGGTATATTGTCTTAAAAGACGGCAAACCTATTGAAAAAGGAGGATTTCAACTCACCAAATCAGGCAATGATGGACAGAAAGAAGGCGATACATTTATCAATAAGGTAACATCTCAATATCCAAAGGGGTTTGTACTTGTCGTGGTTGCAGGAATGAAGTACGCAAGCTATGTAGAAGCCCGCAATTATAATGTACTTACTTCCGCTGAACTCTTAGCCGAGCGTGAAGTTCCGAAACTCTTAAAAGCATTATCGCAATGAAAAAAACAGCCTCACAAATAGAAGCCGACCTATATAAGTACTTTAAGGATAAGATAAACCCTCTTATCAATGGGCAAACTTACCGCAATGGGGTACGACCCTTGAACTCACAGAAAGAGGATTGTGTAATATCATTCCTTACTGGGTTAGATGGTCAATATCAAACGGGGGTAATTAACATCAATATCTTTGTCCCTTTGGTAAAGAACAACGATAATCAGTATAGGAAAGACTTTGTACGATGTGATGCTATCGAGCAGGCTTTAATGCCTATCATAGAGGAAGCAGAAACGGATCTACGCAATTACAGATTACAGCTTCATCAGATGATACAAACCTTTGAGGAGACGGATATAAAGCAGTTTTTCATCAACGCAAAAATTAAATTTAGGTATAACACATTTAATAATTAAAAATTATGGCATATACAAATAGTAACGTAACAACTTGGGGAGAAGTAGAATTCAAGTTTGGAGCGCCGGGAGTAGGAGGCGCTATGGGTACTGTTCTTAAGACATTAGGAATTGTCAAAGAGGGTAGTTATAATATTGATAAAGAAGACGGAAAAGAGTACAAATGGGTAGCTATTGGAGGAAAAGTCATTGACCAAATGAAAGGAGAGCCTACTTACAAGTTTAAATGTACTATAAAAAACTTTAACAAGGCACTACTTTCTGAGATTTGGGATATTGAAGAGGTTGGAGACAAACTAGTTATGAAATCTTTTGTTTCTAAGAAGAAATTTTCAGTGTCCATTATCCCTAAACTATCAGGGGCTGATAAAGTAGATATATTCTACTGCTCTATGACGGGGACACTTACTTATGACGAGGAAAGTGGCTACAATATAGAAATTGAAATCACTTCACTTGATGGTGGTAAAGGATTTTTCTCAACTGAAACAGTAGCGTAAACTATGGAGGAAAAAGTAGCACAAACACTACTTGAAGAACCAACCACAATAATCATTGGGGGCGAAGCGTATAAAGTCGCTCCGCCCTCTATTATTACACTGGTAAGGGCTTCAAAGTACATCAGCAAGATACCCGCCGATACCATTGACGAGGAGCATATATTCGGCTCTATTGTTCATAAGGCGGAAGATTACGAGAATATAGCATGGGCTGTAGCTGTTATCCTCTTAGGTAACCGCTTCACGGAGATAGTACGCCCGCCTTTTTGGCATTTTTGGAAACGAAAGAAGAATATTACCCAAGGGGAGATATTAGCTAATAAACTGACTAAAGCCCCAGTATCTGAAATATCCGAAGCCTTTTTCAAGGTAATAGGACAAATGGACATACGCTCTTTTTTCGCTGTTTCCACTTCCCTCAAAGGAATGATGATCACCAAACCAACGAAGGAAGTGGAGAACGAAACGATAGTATCTGGGGGCTCGTAGGCTCGTTTGCAAAACAGTACAGATTGACCTTTGAGTATGTCCTGAATATGAGCTATGCCAATGTAATGCTATATAGTTCTGTGATACCCTCGTATGATAATGACAAGAAAGACAAAAAGGAATCACCAAAAAATGAAACACGAACTGACTTTGCGGGCTTTCTCTCGAAATTAAAAGCAATCCAGTAATAAACAAACCACTATGCAAGAAAATGAAGGTAGACTACTCTTTGAGGTAAGAGCAGATCAAACAGATATAAAGAAAGATATTGAGGCTATCAAAAAGCAATTTGAGAGCCTAACAGAGAAGACAAAAGAAGAGGGCAAAAAACAAGCCGAAGTATGGCAGAACCTTGTCAAGGGGGCTACTGCCTATTTTACTTTGCAGGGAGCGTCAGCCTTCATTAAGCAGGTGGTAGCTGTCCGCTCGCAATTTCAACAACTTGAAATATCTTTTGGCACTATGCTAAAGAGCAAGGAGAAAGCCAATGATCTAATGGCGCAAATGGCTGATTTAGCAGCTAAAACCCCTTTCGGATTAGAGGAAGTATCTGAAGGGGCTAAGCGTTTACTTGCCTTTCAAGTCCCTGCCGAGGAAGTAACCGAGACCCTCCGCCGTATGGGTGATGTCGCTGCGGGATTGGGCGTACCTATGGAACGACTGATACATGTATACGGGCAAGTCAAAGCGCAGGGGCGCATGTTTACTAACGATTTGTATCAGTTCATGAATGCAGGTATTCCTATGATCTCCGAGTTAAGCAAGGCAGTAGGCAAGAGTGAAACTGAGATAAAGGAAATGGTATCAGAAGGCAAAATAGGCTTTGCTGAGGTACAAGCCGTTATCAAAAATATGACTAATGAGGGAGGTACTTTTTATAACCTTATGGATGCGCAAAGCAAGTCGTTAGGAGGACAAATATCCAACCTTAAAGATAGTTTCGCACAAGTACTCAACGAGATAGGCAAAGCTACCGAAGGCATAGCTTCGGGGGCTATATCAAGCGTATCGTTTTTGGTTGAGAATTACAAGACATTAGGAAAGGTGATAGCGGGGCTTATTGTTACCTATGGAGCGTATAGAACTGCTGTACTGGTGAATATTGCACTTACCAAAGGTTGGGCAGTAGCGGCAAAGGAAGATGCCATTGCAAAAGGTATTCAGACTGCTGCTACTAAAGCTCAAACTATAGCTACTGCTGCCTTAAACACTGTAATGAAAGCCAATCCTTATGTATTGGTAGCTACTGCTGTGGTAGGGTTAGGAATGGCTTTGTGGGCTTTGAAAAGCAGCACCGATGCCAATGCTGAAGCTACTGAAAGACACAATCAACTTAGAGAGGAGCAAGCTAATAAAATAGATAAAGAGAAAAATCGAATTAACAAGCTAATAGGAGTTATTCAAGATGAAACCAAATCTTGGAATGAACGAAACAAGGCTTTCTTAGAATTACAAAATACAACAGACGGAGTACTTGATAAATACTCCTCTCTAAATCAAGTGTTACGTGAGATGTCTCAAGTGTTGAAAGATTTGAATGGACGTTATGAAACAATGAATGATAATCTATCAAGGGAAGCTGTAACTAATACGGAAAAAAGTATACAAGCTAAAGAAGCAGAAATAAAACGATTAGAAAAATTACAGGAAAAAGTAGATAGTACTGCTTCTGTAGGAATACAACAGTCTATAGATAGATTGAAAAAACAAATCGAATCTGATAAACTTTTAATGGGCAAACAGAAAAAAGTCGTTGTTAAACTTGATGTAAACAACTACGAAAATATCCTTTCAAGCAAAAACCTTGCGGATATACAAGCGGAAAAGAAACTTATCAATGAGGCTTACAATATCAAGAAGAAAGAGCGTGAAGGGCTTGCTAAATTCTCCTATAATAAAGTAGACAGTAATAATCCTTATTTAAAATTCAGTTGGGAGGAGCTGGGTATGTATAACCAAGCTACTGAAAGACAAATTAAACTCAAACAGCAGGAGAATGAAAAGACTACAGATACCAAAAAGCTATATAATGATATTTTAGAGCTACAAAAGAAAATAAGTGCTCAAAAAAATGCCAATAGGAATAGTATTGTATCCGAAAAATCCGAAAAAGAACTATCCGAGAATGAAAATACGCTTAAAGGGTATATTGATAGATATAAGAGCTTAACGGGTATTGATTTAACCGAAAGAAATTCCTCAAAAAAAAGCACTAAGACTAAGACCAAAACAGAACTCCCTACTTTTGACTATGAAAAGGATAAAAGGGACAAGGATCGTTTGGAAAAGGATAGAATGTTTGAGGAGGATGAAGCTAAAATCAAAGCCATGAAGGACGGCACAGAAAAACGTAACGCCCTGCTTGTCTTTGAGTATGAGAAACGAGCCGAGACAATCAAGCGAAAAGGAGAAGATGAGTTACAGGCTTTTATTGAAACAGAGAAGCAGAAAGCAGAAGCAGCGGGGAAGTGGAAGAAAGGGGAAGACTTCAATACTGATACCGAGGCAATCCACAAGGAAGAAGCAAGAATAGCCAAAAATCAGGAAATCCTCAATCAGGACAATTTAGACGAATATACCCGCCAGCAAGAGGCTATGTATAAGCAGCTATTGGAGAAGTACCAAACCTATACAGACCAACGCAAAGCCATTGAGGAGAAGTACAACACTGATATTGCCGCTATGCAAGCTAAGTTAGGGGCAGATGCTCCACAAGTGAAGAAAGCGCAAGACGAAAAAGCTCGTGAGCTTAAAAAGTTGGATATACTCTACAAAAAAGAGGGTACAGCCATTGCTAAACTCTTTGAGAATATGCGCAAAAAGACTGTCAAGGAGATACGAGAGACTATAGCCGATGCTGAGAAAGAGATTGACCAGCTGGCAAGTATACTTGACATGAGCGATAAGGACAATGTGGACTATGTCCAAAACCTCCGCCAGCAATTAGAGCAAGCAAAAGACACAGCAGATCGTAGCGATACAGTCTTTGGAAGGCTTGGTAAAAATATCCAAGCTATATTCAAGTTTAAACCAAACACGATAGAATGGAAGGAAGCGCTACAAGGTGTCCTTTCTGATGCTCAGTCTATCACTGGAGAATTTGGTCAATTGGGACAAGAGTTTGAAAAACTGGGGCAGAGTACGGGGAATGAGGCTTTAAGGCGAATGGGGCAAACAGTACAAGCGGTAAGCAACACATTAAATCGAACTTTATCGATGGCACAAGTAGGAAATTCCGTAGGAAGTGGATGGGGAGCCGCAATTGGTGCAGTAGTTGGATTAGTGGTTTCTGGCTTTGAAACACAAGCAAGAGCTCAATTAGAACATGAAAAAAAACTTAGAGAGATTGCAACTTCTAAGATTGCCCAACAAAATGAATACAATAGGCTACTTTATGAGGAACGAATGTTGATGAAAAATAATAAATCTATTTTTGGTACAAAAGAAATAAAAACATCTTTGGAGTATTTAAAAATATATGAGGAGAAATGGTTAGATTTGCAAGAAGAATTATTTGGTGATGCAAATGCACGAAGTTATCATGAAAGACAAGGTCTTAAAAACTACAATTTCTATGAAGAACATAAAAAAAGGAGATTTACTCCTAATGAAATAAAAAGTTCGTTGGATAATATTCAAGTTGCTACAGGTAGCCATACAAAAGGAGCTCTTTGGTGGAAAAAAAGTGTAACTGATTATTCCTCTATAACTTTAGCTCATTCAGATTTAATCAAACAGAATGGAGAATTTAATAGGTCTTTAGCTGAAAGTTTGATTAAAACAAAAGAATTTGGAGAAGGAGGGAAAGAAGCATTACAGAAGATAATAGACCTATACGACCAAGCTCAAGAAGCTCAAAAGAAGTTTGATGAATATCTCCAAAACACATTTGGAGATTTAGGCAAAAGCATAACAGATAGTGTATATAATTCTCTTCAAAAAGGAGAGGACGCATTTGAGAGTTTTGCTAAAACTGTTGGTAATGTAATAGGTAAATTAGGAAAACAATTAGTATATGAAATCTATGTTGCAGAGTCTTTTAAGAATTTACAAGAAAAAATACGGAAAGCCGCTGATAACAATAGCGGAAGTAAAGATTTTGCAGAGCAATCGTCTCGAATTGTAGGAGAATTTGGAAACACTATGAAAAGTAAAATAGGAGAAATGCAACAATTCTTAAGAGACTGGAATACTATGAGCAGTAATATAGGATTTGATTTTCTCGACGAACAGCGCAAAGCAGTAGAAAAAGGATTTGCACGAATGAGCCAAGATAGCGCCGATGAACTTAATGGACAATTTAGGTTACAAACTCAGTTAAGCGCTGAGATAAGGAATGCAGCTTTACAAACGGCGAACTTCATTAGGGAAATGCACCAATACATGCAAAGTAATGCCGCTCAACAATTGAGACACCTTGCAGGAATAGAAGCTAATACTTATAAATTAAACAAAATGGAAACAGACCTTGCAGGAGTGAAAAGAGGTATTGACGAACTCACTACCAAAGGTATAAAATTGAAGCCATAAAGATTAACAAACAATTAACCTTACCACTTATTGACATTTCAAAAAACATTCGTACTTTTGCGGTGTCTAATCAGTAGCAAGAGCTGTATATAAATCTTGCAAAAAATATAACTCTTCATTGAGTCATATAATATAGCCCAAAAAAGGTGTAGTATAGCAGTAATGCTATACAATCAAAAAGCGATTGCTACTGATTAGACAACACCCACTTTTTGGGCTTTTTCTATTGAAACATTTTAATACTAAATAAATGTCTAATCAGATTAAAAATGTTTCTACAATGAATAATAGTAATTGTAAAAACACGCCTTGCAGTGCGACATCTGCCCAATCTTCATTGTTAGAACTCCTCCCAAAAGTTTCCCATATAGGTATGGAGTTAGAGAACAAAATCTTCAATCTTTCAAACACGAAATGTCTTTTGTTAGATAATCTTAGTTGTATAATTGAAGAAGTCCCAGATGGAGTGCTAAAAAATAGGTTATACAATACTCTTTGGCAAATACAAACTATTGATAGTTGTATCGCTGATTGTATGACATGTGAAGATTTCTACAACTTGGATAATTTTATTTACCACTCAAAGGAATTATTAACACCTAAAGAAGCATGAATTATGAACGAGTTAATAAAAATCACA